GCCTTGGCCAATGGTTCAGGTACTGTAGTGCTCGGCACGGAGACGGGCACCAATGACTTGGCCGCTACCGATGCCGAGGACATCCGCAACCTGTGGAGCGAGATCACCGCAAACGGTGCAGAGAACAACACTGCGTTTTTGATGCACCCCACGGCTATGGCTCACCTCATGGGCTTGGAGAACGTTTCTGCTGTGAGCCCGCTCGTCGAGAATGGTTCCATCTTCGGATACAACGTGCTCACCAGCGGCAGCGTTCCCAGCATCGACGCCGGTGCGGTCTACGCTTCGCAGCTGATTAACGGCGGTGCCGACGTCGCTCTCGGCGCGGCCACCGGATGGGATAACCTGCGCTTTGTGTACTACGGAGATTGGACTGATCTCCATTACGCAAACTGGGGCGGGCTCGATGTCACCGTTGACATTTACAGCGGCTCCTCGGCTGGCACGGTAAAAATCGTGGTGGATACTTTCTTTGATTCTGCTGTACGTCGCGCGGCCTCATTGGGTGCGTTGCCGTTCACAACCGCAACTATTTTGGGCGCTGATGCCTAAACAATTGGGGGGTTCCGATTGGAAAGGGGGGGCTTCGGCCCTCCCTTTTTTTGTCGAAATTGCAAGCCATGGGGTACAGTGTACAGGACATCACCACCACCACGCCAGCCTCCGTCGTTAGTACGGCGGATCTGAAGGCGTTCCTTCGCGTGGAGCATAGCGAAGAGGATACGCTAATTGAAGCCATGCGCGTGGCGGCGATCCAGCATATCGAGAACATGTGCAACATCGGCATAGGCGATAGGAATGCGTATGTGACTTTCGACTATGTGCCGAAGCAGTTTGAGATTCCCGTCGGACCCGTGAACCAAATCAGCACGGTAACGGTGGGCACGTCGACCGGCCAGGTGCTGATCGCATCGACATCGTATTATATCGACATAAAGCGCAAGCCGGCCCGCGTATCGTTCATCGATGTACCCAGCGCCTACGAGCATACATACGAGAAGATTCAAGTTCTCGTAAACTATGGATACAACGAGGCCAGCGTACCGGACGCGGTAGTCCATGCCATTAAGTTGCTGGTAGCGCACATGTACGAACTGCGACAGCCGGAGGTCATCGGAACTATTTCCACGTCTTTGAAGCTGGGCCTTGAAAGCCTGGTGAACCCTTACCGCATTGTATCGTTCCGATGAGATTTCAAAGGCTCGATAGGCGCATCACCATACAAAGCCAAGACGCCACGCGGAACGACTTCGGAGAGGTCGAGAAGACGTACACCACCACGGCCACGGTATGGGCGCAGGTGATATACAAAGGCGGTCAGAGGGAAAGCGCCGAGGCGGAACAGATGTATGCACAGCAGAACATCGAATTTTTCATACGCCACCCGCAGGGCTCTTACACGATCACCGAATCGGACCGCGTTGTATTTGAGTCGCGGAACTACGAGATACTAGGACAGGAGGAGGTAGGGCGCCGCGAGGGTCTGCGCCTGCACTGTAAAGAGAAAGGAGGCCGATAATGGGAGCCGGTAAGCACGTCGATAGTAACATCCACCTGCGCGCCAAAAGCGTGCGGGGTTCGTTCCTTGAGGCCCGCGGCATCGAGGGCATCGACGACCTATTTAAGGCGATGGACCGAATGGGCAACTTTTCCAAGCATCAACTTAAAGAGATTCAGACACTTCACAAGCTGGCCGGAAAAGAGATAAAGAAGGCCATCCAGAGCGAGATAACGAGCCACCCGAAAAGCATTAACATTAAGCGGACGGGTAAGAATGAAGGCAAGCGCGGGCCAGACTATACAATTGTTAAGGGCACGCTTCGGCGCAGCATTAAGGTGTTCAAGGCCAAGGGTGCGCGCCTTACCTATTTGGTCGGGCCGCGATCACAGGCCACGTTCGAATACAAGGAGCTCGGCAGCGTCATCAAATCAGATGGCTACTTCGCGCACATCGTCAATGACGGACTTATGCCCACACTCAAGAAAGGCACAAAGGGATTCAGTGGAGGGCGAGGAATGCAATCCGGCAGCCCTAACAAAGGCTTTTTTGAGCGCGGTATAGCGAAGGGCATCCCCCCGGCGTACCAAATCCTTGTGCGTGGCTATAGCGTAATAATGGAGCGAATACTGAGCAAATGAACGTCGGAAAGGCACTGTTTGAGATATTGAGCACTGACGCCGGAATAACGGCCATCTGTTCCACACGCGTATATCCTGAGATCGCGGACCAGGATGCTGCGCTCCCGTTCATCGTGTACAAGGTCAGCGACATCAACCCCAGCGGAACGAAGTCCGGGAGCAGTAGCTTGGACACCGCCCGCGTGGATGTGTACTGCGTGGCCGACGAATACGGCGACGCGATGGATTTAAGCGATGCGGCGCGAACGGCATTGGACCGCGTAGGCGGCACGTACAACAGCGTGGCCATACAAAGCATCGACTTTGATACTGCGGATGTAGAGTACGACCAGGACCAGCGTGCATACATAGCCGAGTCGACTTACAACGTGCGGGTGCAGCGCATCGGCCAAGCGCCCGATGTCACCATTTCGCCGCTGTCTATCCTCACCGTTGAGGAGGTCGACGGCACACCGACGGGAACGGTTAACAAGCTGGTAGTGTCTAACGGTTCGCTAACCATAGACGGCAGCACGGCCACGGTGCAAACCGGCGGCAACGTCACCAGCGTAAACACGGAGACGGGGGACGTGGTGCTCGATGCTGACGACATCAGCGACGCGGCCACCACGAACAAGTTCGCCACACAGGCGCAGCTCGATAAGGTCGACCACCTGACGGTAACGCAAGCGGTAGACCTCGACACGATTGAGAGCGACACGGCCACCAATAATGCCAAGGTCGGATATACTGACGGCGCTGTAGATGCGCGCATCGCCGCGGCCAGCATCACCGACCTGAACGATACGCCGGGCGCCCTCGGCACCAACGGCCAAGTGCTTGCCGTAAACAGTGGCGGCACGGCGTTGGAGTTCGTAGATCAGAGCACCGTTTCGGTACAATATCACGACCGCTACAGCACCGAGGCCGAGAGCGAGCGCAGCGGCGCCACCGCCACGCTGGAAGTGTACTACACCGCGCGACCTGACGGCGACGGATATGCGGAAAGCGAAGTGAGCGACGTCGGTGAGACTGACACCATCAACCGAACGCTGTACTACAGCGACAAATTCCAAGCCGACCCAGACACCGCAGGCGATTGGACAGAGTACACCACACAGCCAGCAGATAACGCCACGTTTGCCACAGCTAAAGCGGCACTGCTTGCCGGCCTCAATGAGACCGACGCCACAGCTGAGACGCGCGGCACGTTGCCGCTGTCGCTGAAGATGGTGCGCACTACGACGGCGGCGGTGGTTGAACTACTGCTGGACACCTACACCGGCGCGTCGGCAGCGTATAGCGTGCGCAAATTGCGCAGCGCCCATACGGGTGCATGTATGCGAATTCGACGCGCCAGCGACGACGCGGAAACAGACATCGGCTTTGACTTAAATGGCGACTTGGATACGGCAGCCATAGCCAGCCATTGCGGCGCATCAGCCGGCTATTGTGTCACGTGGGTGGACCAGTCAGGAAACGGCAACAACGTAACGCAAAGCACGTCAGGCAGTCAGCCGCAGATTTACAACGGCACGGCGGTCATTACCGAGAACGGGAAACCCGCTATTTATTTCGCCGACTATAATTACCAGCTTGCAAACACCAGCGGCACTTGGGGTGGAACGAATGTATTGACCTGCGATTTTGTAAACGTTCATACGCTTGTAAGCGGCAGCGGTTTAGGCGGTGGTGCTTCCTCTGAGAAGCATTTCCTTTTTTGGTATGATGGTGCTTTCCAAGTTGCACAGATATATCTCGGCACGTATTACCTAGGCTGGAGTCGGACCACAACAGGACCGAGCGCGGATACCAATCAGCATCTATGGTACGGTATCGCTTCCAATGGAACGGGCCAAATCCGTGTGGACGGCACAGCATCTACTGCGGGCACTCTCAACACTTCCAGATATTTTTCAGGTGAATTCGCTTTTAACGGGCGGCCTGGAGCGCCCACTACTGAACGCGGAGTAGAGCAATACCAACAGGAATTTATTCAGTGGGACGTAAACCAAAGCGCAGGCAACCGCACTGGCATCGAGACTGACATCGACACTTACTTCAGCATAACATAATGGCTACCGTCTACCTCCCAGTAACCGCGCGCCTGAACCTCACCAGCGAGCAACGCGCCAAAGGCATCAGCCGCGAGCTGTACAACCTGAAGTTGCCCAAGCACCTACACGAACCTGGGCGCACAACGACGATGTTGCTTGCCACCATCCAGCACCCCACTACAGGAGAGTGGGCGTGCGTCGGTGACACTGATCTAGCTATAACGGTACACCCACAGCGCGACCTCCATGCGCTCATTGCACTGTTTCCACAGCTTACGCAGGAGGAGCGCGACGCGATGACGTACTACATCAGCACGTCGCCGGTGGTGCTGTTCCAGTATCTGATGCCATCGGACAGCGAGATATTGACGCAAGAACAGGCCGAAGCCGCAGGGTGGTTCGGTGATAGTCCCGGCGTTTAAGGTGTCGATTTAAGCGATGCGGGCGCGATAACTTGCGGGCATGGACATCCTCCTCGATAACTGGGCCGCCATAGCGCTGGCCATCTTGGCCGCCGTCGACGTAATTGTGAGCTT